AGTTTTATCATCAAAATAATTTAATGTAACAATAGCAATTTCTACTCCTGAAGATTTTTCATATTCTGATAATTTTATATTTAATGAATCTTCTTCTGATTCCGGAAATATCATTTGTGCATAATCATTAACATAATTTGTGGGTGATGGAATTTCAATATTCCATTCGTCTAATGATAATGTATCTTTTATATATTTTGATACTTTAATTATATCTTTAAGACTATATTTTTTATATTCTGGATATATTTTAATAAAATCCTGCCATGCTGTACTATATGTATTATAAAAATTATATTTTTTAAAATACATCTCAAAATTATGTGAAATAAATTTAATATCATCTGTTTCATTTTGACTCCATATTTGTTCGGATATTATTAATATACCCGCAATTAATACTATAAAAAATCTAATAATTTTAATTTTATTCATTTTTTTAAAATTTTAATGATTATTAATTAAGGCAAATATAACTAAAAATTATAATAAAAATAAAAAAATGTTGTTAAAATTTTGTTAAAATTTTTTAAAAATATTATTTTGGCACACTTTTATTAGTATAAATATTTAGTATTATTAAAAATAAAATAAGTAAAAAATGAAAAAGTTATTTTTATTATTTATAATGTTAATTTTTGGATTAATATCATTAGCCCAAAAACAGGTTAAAAAAGAATTTGATGATTTATATTATACACCAAGTATAGATAAAATAAATTATGATAAAAATAATTATTTTGACGCAGATACATTAATATTATTAAAAGAGAATGATAAAAAAGAAAGTTCAAATTCATTTATATATATAATAGATAATGATTTATATTATACATCATTAATATATAGATTTCATAATCCGTACCCATTTAAATATTTTTCTTTCCCTTTTAAATATTATTATAAATTTTATTATTATAATTATTTTTGGTATGATCCTTTCTGGTATAATCCTTTCTGGTATGATTCTTTCTGGTATGATTATTTTTGGTATTGTCCTTACAAAAATTATTCTTCAATATATTATTGGAATAATTATTATTGGAATTGGCATTATTATAATAATCAACATTTTTATTATAATACATATAATTATTATAAACAAAAAATACAAACAGGAAGAAGAGAAAGATCGTCAGTATATACAAATACATTAAATAATAATAATCAAAAAAATTTACAATATCAAATAAAAGATAATAAAAATAATAATTTAGAAATTAATAGAAGACAAATAAATTCTTCTTATAGTGAAAAATCTTTATATCAAGAATCACGAAGAACATATGTTCCTACATATGAACAGCCAAGATTAAATTCGACACCAAAATATAATAATACTAAAATTTATCGTCAGCCAACACAATCAATAAATAGAACATATGATTATTCAGCACCGGCAAGAACACCATCAATAAAAAATTCAACTTATGATAATATAAGAAGAGATTCATATTCAACACCTTCTTATAATAATTATAACTATTCTCCGATAAATAATATTTCATCTGGAAGTTCTTCTAGAAGATCTTCAGAGAATAGCGGTAGTAGAAGATAAAATTATTTTTTAACAGGAAATTTTTTAATTATTTCGGAATTTTTATTTTGTTTTTTAATTATTTTTTTTATTAAAGGAGATATTTTTTTATTTTTTTTACAATTACAATTTTTCATTTAATTATTTTTATTTTAATTTTTATTATTATTTTTAAATAATTTTATAATTTTACTTTAAAACGTTTATAAGGAAATCCTTTATCCTTATAAATACGTTCGCGTGCATAAGCATGACGCATTAAATAATTTATTTTTTGATATTTATTACTACCATAAATAAAATTATCACAAAAATCTATGACATTAATAATTTCTTTTCCTTCCATTAATCTCATTCCTCTTCCTAACATTTGACGAACTTGATATTCGCTTTTTGAACTTTCTGTTATAAAAATATTATGAAGATTTAAAATATTTATACCTTCACTAAAAACTCCTATACTTGCTACTATTATTATTCCATTATTTTCTTCCATCTGTTTTTTATAATAATCCCTATTTTCTGCTTTTGTATTACCATCTATATAATAAACTATTTTATCCGTGTTTTCTTTTAAATAATTAAAAATTTTTCTTCCGTAATCATTTTTTATATCAGAAAAAAGAACTAATGAATTTTTTGTTGATTTTGCTATGGTATCACATATATACATTAATCTTTTATAATTTTCTCTTACAATATCTTTTTCAAGATTAAGAAGTTTAATACCATCTTTTTCATCAGCACTTACATTTCGCAAATTATATAATTTTTTCTTTATTTCTTCTTCCAAATAATCCATTTCAATAGCAATTACTCTTACAGGAGTTGCATAATTGGCTGCAATTAAATCCGATGATTCAATTATATAAACACATGGACCTAAATAAGATTGTATTATAAATGAATCCAATGAACCTTCAGATGGAAGAGTCCCGGTCATTCCAACTGTATATTTTGCATTAAAACATTTAATTATTATGTTTTTAATAGAAGATGCTTTTGTATGATGAGACTCATCTATAAATACTATATCAAACTTTGAAAAATATGTTAAATCTTTTTTTCTTAATGATTGAAATGTTCCAAAAACTATATTAACATCTTCATTTTCTTGTTTTCCGCTACCACTATATATACATTGTGATTTCCACACCGGTTTTTTTCCACACATTTCTTCATAAGAATAAAATTCTTCTTCCGTTTGTGTTACAAGAGAAATATTTGGTACAACATATAGCATTTTATTTATTTCCTTTTTATATAAAAGATAACGAAATAACATAAATGCCATAAGTGTTTTACCGCCAGATGTTGAGATTTCTTCAACACATTTTTTATATTTTAGAATACGAGATACTCCTTCAATTTGATAATCTCTTGGTTGTTTTTCGGATTCTTCAAAATAAGTATTTACCCATTCTATAAAATCAGAATCATCAAAATTTTTATCATATATATTTTCTAATCCTTCAATTTCCAAAGGAAACATGAATTTTTTTGCAAATATTTGTAATTCTTTCCATAAACCTATTGGAATACGACCATATCTATCAATAAATTTGGTCTCAAAGGATTTTGGTTGATGAGAATTTTTATTTCGAATAGCAGCCCAATTTACTACACGTTTTGTAAAACTGTGCTCCAATTGTTCATATTCCAATTGTGTAGAATCAACTAAAATTAAAAATTTTTTGCTGCTATCTACTTTAAATTTCATTTATATCTTATTTTTATTTTCCTCTAGCTATTTGTTCAATTTCAATTCGTTTTGGTATAGCATAAATAATTGCATCAATTGTTCTTATACACTGATCTATAAATTTACTATGATTTTCAATAGTTGCCTTTTTTTCAACTAAATCTGCTAAATCAGTTTGTATTCTATTATGTTTTGATGATTCTGTAGGATATCGTATTTGTACTTTATTTGTATAATAATCATATTTTTCAGCATATGCCGCATTATATTTTTTATTTAATGCAATTAATAATGTAATAAGATAATGATAATATTCTGCAGCCCTTTGTCTTTCGGTATATAATGTAGTCATTAATTCTGGTATATCAAAAATTACATGTAATCTTTTTGATATATCTTTTATTTTTTCTGTCCACCCTAATCTTTCTCGAGAAAATCTTTCTTCTAAAGTTTCTTTAGAATCAAGTTTTATATTATTTTCCATATTCTAAAATAAATTTAAATTATTTTTTTCTTTTTTATTTCGCTTTAATTTAATATTTTTTATTTTTTTATTTTTTTCTTTATCCGTAAAATTAATTTCTATATTTAATTCTGGAGGATCTTCATGATTTTCAAATTTAAATTCTAATATAGTTTCAAGTTTTTTATTTTTATTAGAATTTTTTTTATTTGTTTTTTCAACTTCCCGTAATGAATCTTTATAATAACTATGTATAGATTTTAACATATATTTAAATATTTTATTTGGTAATTTAATATTATATTTTCTTGCAACTTTTAATCCTAATATCCATGCTTCATATTCAATAAGTATTTCATTATAATTTACTAATTTTTCAAAACTATCATTAATTAATGAATGGCCCAATTCATGAAAAAATGCAGCTTTTTTATAATGTTTGTCATCATAAAATCCTATAATAATATGATCATCTTCTACATAATAATATGAATTATTTTTTGCATCTGCCTTTGTTATATCATCATATTGTTTGGATATTTTTTTAAAATTTTTTTCTGTTAAAAATGTTAATTTTAGTCCATAATCTTTAGCAATTTTTGAAAGTTTCATTATATATTTTTATTTTATATATAAAGTATCTTATAATTAAATATCAATTATACTTAATGGGTCATTGGAAAAATAATCATCAAAATTAGGTAATTTAACATTATTTTGTTTTGCCCAAATAAGTATATCATTTAAATCCCATTTTTTTCTATAAGGGGCATTAATATCTTTAAGAAATTTTCCAAATAGAAATACTTCAAATCCTTGATTTATTTTATCAATACTTCTTTTAATACCAGTTTCGTCATAATCATAAAATAACCTATATTTAATATCAAATGGAAAATCTTTATTTGCACCGGCATTGGCAACTGCATTTTTAAATAAAAATGCATCGAGAGGTCCTTCAAATAAGGTTATCGGTTTAGAATAATTAAGTAAACAAATATTAAAATATTGAGATATTCTATCTATTTCATCAGGAATAATTTTTTCATCTTTTTTCATTTTTGTATAAATGTAACTAAGTTTTAATGTTTTATACTTACTATTTCCTTTAAATAATCTTTTTTGTGCTCCTAAAATTTTTCCAGACGGTGTTAAATTTAAAATTACTAAATAGTTTTCTTTTAAATTATATAAAAACTTTTTATCATCATACTGTAAACGATATCTTAACCATGGTTCAATAGAAGTACCCTTTATTTCTTTTAATCCAAAATATTTTAAAAATTCTTGTCTATCAATAGCATAACTTTCAATTTTATCAATGTCAAAAAATATAGACATATCAATAGTATTATTTTTAAAATCAAAGTCTTTTATAATACTACTAATATAATTTATAGTATTTAAATCAAGATTAACTTTAAAGTCATTAAAAAATAAATCAATTCTTTTTGCAATTCCACAATTATGACATTTAAAATATCCAGCATATTTTCCAATTAAAATAAAATTTCCTCGTTTTTTATAATGATTTTTTACACTATCACCGCAATATGGGCAACTAAAATTTATACGATCTTTATACTCACGTATTTGTTGTTTAACACGATTTTCTGGGAATGTTCTATTAAGAATATCCTGTAAAGAAGATATTAGACGCCCCTTGTATTCCTCAAAGGATACTGTTGCGTCAATATCTGAAAGGGAAGAGTTATAACTCATCCCTTTCAAAATATCAACATTTGGTTTCATTTTTTTACAGATTTCCTAATGCTTCATTTAAATCACCCGGTAACCCTAATCCATCGGAACTTAAATCATCAAGATTTAAACTTGTAAATTCGTCTGTTAAACCTTCTGAACTTAATTCATCAAGAGATAATTCGGTTGCTATAATACCAGTATTTTTAGAAGATGTTTTAGAACCTGTGGTAGATTTACTCGCAGGTGTTTTTAAATTTTCTGAATTTCTTATATCTGCAATAGCATTTGAAGGAACTTCACCTGTAACTTGAACAATAATTTGATTAACATATTCTATAGTTTCCATATCCCAATCTTTAAATGCATATTTATTAAGATCTGGACTATTTTCCTTCAAATAATTAAATACCATTTCTTTGGGTGTTCTTTCATTAATACCCGCAAGTTTAGAGCCTTCGGTTCCTAATGGAACAATTTCTCCTTTAGCATTAACGGGTATCATTAAAGGGATAGGAGATGATAAAAACTTTGATTGATCATAATTATTAAATCCGGATTGTTTAGTAATTATAAGTTGAAATGGTTTACCATATAAAAGATCAAATGGTTCATGTGGTTCTCCTACAAGAGGTTTCTTTTCAGCTTCTAATTTTTCAAAAATTTTTTTTCCGAATTTAAAAACAAGAATTTTTCCTTCAAGCTTAGGATTATGAGGATCTTTAATAACTTGAATAAGTGAAGTATATTGATGTCTTCTACTAAAAATATCAGCTTTCTTTTGATCTTGAATTGATTCTGATTTTTTAAGTTTAAAATACATGTCTTGTAGTAAAGAAGGCTTTCCTACTGAGGATGGACAGTCGACACTTCTTCCACGATTTGTAACAGGATCAACCAAAAAACACACCCATTTATCAAAAATTGAGTGTTGAGGATCTTGCCACCATGGAATAAATCTAATAACAGATTGATAAACGCCATTTGTGCCTTTATCGGCGGAGGGAGAATACTCTTCATCAGACTGTGAACTACCTTTTGAGAAGTCTACATTAGGATGAAATAAGGAATCTAAGTCATAATTAGGTTTCATAGTACATTTAGTTTTTTTAGTTAATAATAATTTTAGAAACTTAAGAATTAAAGCGCTTTAGTATTCTTAGTTTAAATATATATTTAAAAATATATTAAAAGTTTTATATTTATATTTAAATTTTTGTTAATTTTTTAATTAATGTTCCCAATCTCTTAAAACATCTGGTGAAAAATTCATATAACTAAATTCTTCTCTATTAATTATTTTAACTATATCACCATTAGGTGATGATATAGCAAAACCTTCCTGATTTATACTTTTTGTTTCTCCCGATTTTAACTCTACATATGATTTATATAACGCAAAATTATTAAGTTTTTGAACTAATTTTCTTTTAAAAGAAGTTAATTTATTTATAATATCAATTATAATGTAATATATGTTCTTATTACTTTGTAAAAATTCATCTATATTTCTTTTTTCTATAAAATTATGGCCCTTTTCTTCTTCTATAAAATTTAAAAATTCTTTTATAAATATTTTATTATCAAGATCCTGTCTATTTCGTATTTTTTTATTATGAAATTTTTTAAATAATAATTTTAAATCTTTAAATTCTACAATATTATCATAATTTTTTTGTTGTTTTAATATATCAATATCTTTAAAAATATTATCTGCTTCGTTTTGTAAATTAATTAATTCATTTGTTACAGTTGTACTTATTTTTTTTATATAAGGCTCTGACATATAAATTCCTTTTACTTCATTTAATTTTGATATATCTATATTATAATTTGCTTTAACATTATTAATATTATTTCCTGTATATCTTGTATGCCACACTATTCCAATTTCTGCATTTGCTATTTTACTTGATAATTCGGAATTTGTTTTTTCTATAACATATTTTATAGTATTAGGTTTAAATGAATAAGAATCTCCTTCATCTTTAATTGTTTTATTATTAAATAAAAAGTCTCCTTGCCATATTTCGTTTTCTGGTATATTAATATATTTTACATATTTAAGTAATAATTTGAGTGAATATGCCAACTTTGGATTATCCTCATATACTTTATCAATATCATCAGGTGTATAAAATGCTACAGTTTTTGTTTTATTAAAAAGTGATTTTGTACTTACACCGTGTGATTTTAAACCCGGAAAAGATGTCCACGCTGTCATTGCCGGTGCTCCATCTATTTTAACAGATAATGTAATTTTTGAAGATTCACCTAATAATTTTTTAATTAATTCATTTATCATAAATTTTATTTTATCTAATGCATCTTTTCCTTCAAATAAAAGTTCTTCAATATGCATCATATGTACATTTACTCTTTTTTCTTCTTCATTTAATGATTCGGTAATATTATTTTTTGTTAAATCCCATATAAACTTAATTATATTTTCATCATATCCAGGATAATTTGTTTTAAAATTTTTATAATCATTATTTAAAATATCATGTCTAAGAACTGATGCCGAAATAGGATAATTATTATATTCGTCTGTTCTATTATTATAAAATATCGGGGTTGAATCAACTGGAAGTTCAATTACTTTTACTCCATCGGGTAATTTATCATAATATCTTCCTCCAGAACTATAATCATTTGTAAATTTAATTACTCTTTTATAGTCTTCATTATCTTTTCCTTTTTTAGAAGATCCAAGAGCATATACACCAGGTTTAGCGGTTTCCATATATTTATATGCAGTTAATATAGGAGAAGGATATTCTACACACTCTATGGAAACTTTTTCTAAATCCGATAAAAGTTTTTTGGCAATTATATAAGCTTCTTTTTGTGTAATACCATTTCTTACTCCAGGACCTATTAAAACTTTTACTTCTTTTACTCCAGGATAATTTACATATCTTTTAATTAAATTTACATGAGCCGCATGCATAGGTTTAAATGAACCTGGAATTAATACTATAATATCATTAATTTCATTTTCATTTAACCATATTTTAAATTTTTTAAAATTCATAAAAATATGTATTTTATTTTATTTATTTAAATTTGATAATGATTTTAGCATTTCAATTAATTCTGGTTGAGGGTGACAGTCACTTTTATCCTTTCTATATGATATATGACTCCATATCCCGGGCTTTCCTCCAAGTGCTTCTTGAGAAATATCCCACATATTTTCATTATAAGTTAATGGAATATTGTATTTTAAATTCCAATATAAAATAAGTTCACCGAGTGTTTTTATTTGTTCAATTGTATATCTTTCAAAATAATAATATCCTCTAAAATTATTATAATATTGTTGTATTGGAACATTAACAATATTTCCATAATATGAATAAAATTTGCCGGGTTCTGTTTTTATATTTTTAGGTGGATTATCAAATAATTTATTAGTTCCATCACCTAAAATTAAACCGCCCCAATTATCTAATTCTACTCCTATTGAGTGTCTATCTAACCATGTATTATTACATCCTAAATGATATGCCCAATATTTTGATGAAAATAATTGATAAGGAATTCCATTTCTATCAATTATTATACATACTGCTATTTTTTCAGGTGTTGCTTCCCATGAATTAATATCACCATTTACACCATCACCTGATATAGTATGATGAATTATAATTTGAATTTTTTTATATTCTTCTTTAAAATATTGATTATCTGGAAACGAAATATTTTTTAATTTAGATGGATCCAATGGTTTTAAATCATTCCATATATTTTTAGTAATTATATTAGATGTATTTTTCCAAAAATATATTTTTTTAAAAATATTCATTATTTGTTTAATAAAATTAAAAATTTTTATAAGCTGTTTTAATAGCCAAATATCCTTTTTTTGTAAATTCTATTCCTCTAGAAGTCTTTTTTATAAAATCTAATTTTAAATATAATGAAATTATAGATGCTGCAACTTCTTTAGTTT